GACTCCAAGGCGCTGAACCAGACCGCTACTGGTGTGCAGATCATCACGGACAAGGGTGACATGCGCGTTGACCTGATCGCGCGCAACATCGCCTCTGGGTTCCGCGAGCTGTTCCTGATGATCCAGAAGCTGGCAAGCCAGCACCAGAACAAGAAGACGGTCATCAACGTCAATGGGGAATGGGTCGATGTCGATCCCCGGGAGTGGCGCAATCAGTTTGACCTGAACGTCAATGTGGGTCTCGGGATCGGCTCGAAGGATTCCCAGATCCAGAAGATGTTCGCCCTGGGTGACAAGCAGGCTCAAGCGCTGGCGATCGGTGTTGCCAACCCGCAGAACGTCTACAACCTGTGGTCCGACATCTCGAAGATGATGGGCAACAAGAGTCCTGACCGGTACTGGAACGACCCGACGAAGAACCCGCCTCCGCCTCGTCCTGACCCCGAGCAAGCCAAGATGCAAGGCCAGATGCAGATCGAGCAGGCCAAGCTCCAGGCTCAGATGCAGGGCAAACAGGCTGATCTGCAGGCTCAAGCCCAGATCGAGCAGATGAAGGCCCAGTACAAGGACCAGTGCGACCAGGCGCAGAGGAACCACGAAGCCCAGCTTGAGCAGATGCGCATGCAGATGCAGGCTGAGGTAGACGTGAACCGCCAGAGGTCTGAGGCTGAACAGCAGTCGTTGAAGATCCAGCAAGAAGCCCAACTGGCGCAGTTGCAGTCGCAGTACGACGAGCAGCGACATCAGCGTGAGATGGCCTTCGAGCAGTGGAAATTCGAGAAGCAGCAGGAGCAGGAGCGCTGGAAGGCTGAACTTGATTCAGCGACCAAGATCCAGACCGCGAACATGTCTGCTCAGGTGAAGACGAACGACGCAGCTACACAGGCATCGACCCGTGAGGTTGCTTCGTCTGTGACGCAGCCTGCTATGGATCTCACTCCGATCACCAGTGCTGCCCAACAGATGTTGGATGCAGCGGCTGAACTACGCAAACCCCGCAAACGTACCCTGATCCGAGGTGATGACGGACGGGCGACGGGCTCTATTGAGGAAGATGCATGACTGACGAACCGCTGATCTACACGACGAAGGGCAATCTGCCCATTTCCTCGCTGGAGTACTCCCACGCATGGGACAACCGGCCAGATGCGATCGTGTTCTCCGAGACCTACAAGCTGGATGGTGAAGTGGTCAAACACGCCGTTCACGTCCTGTCCAAAGTCGGTGTGGCCGCTGAAGCCACTGCCAGCAGCCTCGCTTAAGGAACATCATGGCAAACACGCAAGCACTCTGCACCTCGTTCAAAGGCGAAGTCCTCGTTGGCGCTCACCAACTTGGCGCCGTCACGCTGGTATCTCGAACCAGCTTGACCGCTCCGACCACGGACACGATCAAGGCTGCGCTCTATCTGGCTTCGGCCACGTACAACGCTGCGACGACTGCCTACAGCACCACGGGCGAGGTGACTGGCACGAACTACACGGCCGGCGGTATCACCGTCACCAACGCCAACGCTCCGAGCACCTCGGGCACGACCGCGATCTGGACGCCTTCCGCTTCGTTTGCTTGGACGACTGTGACCCTGAGCACTGCCTTTGATGCCGTGCTGGTCTACAACTCCACGCAGAGCAACAAGGCAATCAGCGTGCATACCTTCGGCTCGCAGACGGTGACAGCGGCGAACTTCACGCTGACCATGCCGACGAACGACGCGTCTAACGCTCTTGTGCGGATTGCGTAATGACTGTCTTCCTGAGCCGCGCGTCTCAACAGTACGCGGCCCGGGTCAATCCGTACACGGTTAATGCCACGATCCCGGCTGGGGTCACTGTCCGCAGTGTGAAGGTCACGCTGACCCGCGAGAGTTGGCCTGTCGGTGCGGTTGGAACCGTCCTTCTAACCTTCCCCGATGGGACCACTTCAGGGTTCGGGTTCGATGGTGGCGACATCCCTGTAAAGGGTGGTGGTGGGGTTTTGGCTGCTACTACGTGCGAGTTCTCGCGTGAGGGCGATCCGTTCCCGACAGGCCAGTATTCATTGCAGTTCAGGGCTCTTCAGACAGTGAGGACGGCGGTAACAGTAGAGAGGTTCTAAGTGGCAATCACCGTCCCGAACGTTGTAAAGGTCACAGGTTCGGGTGTCACGACTGTCACGACCTCGGGCGTCACGACGACGACTGGTGGAACGTTCGTAGCCTGGTCAACCGCTGATGACGGCGTAACGATCAACAAGCCGACCGACTCGAAGTCCAACGACTACGGGACGGCGAAGGTCACGGTTTCGACTGGTGGCGGTACTTCCAAGCAGACGGTCTACGTAAAGGAGAACGGGGCAGGGGGTGCAAGTCATACGCTGACCTTCACGTATGGCTCGGCGACCTACCCAACGGTCTTCTTCATCGAGTGTGCAGGGGCGGCGACTGCCAGCTATGACAGTGGATCGCTGACCAGCGGGGCGAGTGGGGCGGGTTCCCCGTTCAACCGGAACTCTGGAGGCCAGGCGCAGGCAGCGAATGCCATCCTGACCTTCATCGCGACGGATGCTGGTGGATCGCTCACCTACGCGAACAGCGGGTACACGGTCAGCCAGGAGTCGGACGGAAACAACTACTGGACCGGCGCGATTGGCCGGCAGATCGTCAACCAGACGAGCGCGGTCACGTCGAGTTGGACGGTTTCCGCCTCGAACGGTGGAACGGTCACGTTTGCGATCAAGGAAGCGTCAGGCGGTGGAGATGTCAGCGCAGCCCTAACCGGGGTTGCTGGGACTAGCGCGGTTGGCACGGTTGTACCGTCCACCTCTAAGGCTCTGACTGGCAACGCTGGGACAAGTGCAGTAGGGACAGTCGGTGTTTCGGCGAGCAAGGCGCTCACTGGGAACGCGGGTACGGGGTCTGCGGGAACGGTCGGGCGTAGCGTAACGGTCGCTCTGACCGGCAACCAGGCGACTGGCGCGGTTGGGACGGTCTCGGCGGGGTCTGATGCGACGGCCGCCCTGACGGGTGTTGCTGGGACTGGATCCGTCGGGAGCGTCTCGCCTGCTGTCAGCGCTGGTCTGACGGGGAATTCAGGTACGGGGTCGGTCGGGACTGTCTCGCCGAGCACCTCGAAGGCGATCACTGGCAACGCCGGCACAGGCTCGGTTGGCTCCGTGGTTCCTGCGGCCTCTGCCGGGTTGTCTGGCAGTGCTGGGACAGGTTCTGCGGGGTCTGTTGGCCCTGCTGTGACGGTTGGGCTGACTGGTGTATCGGGTACTGGTGCTGTCGGCACGGTCACTGCTGAGACTGGAAGCGTCGCTCAGGCCCTCACGGGTGTTTCCAGCACTGGGCAGACAGGATCGGTCGGGATCGATGTCGTCATCGGCCTGACAGGCGTATCCGGGGCTGGTTTGGTGGGGGATGTCAGCCTACCTTCGACTGGTGGCGGACGAGACGACGAGAAAAAGAAGGTCCGCAAGCGCGTCAACGAGGCCAACAAGAGAATTCTGCAGGCCGAAGCGCTCGAAGAGGCGCAGGAGATCACACAGGCTGTCACGAAGGCAAAGAGCGCACCAGAGAGTGCCGAACAGGGATTCGATGAGGATGAAGAAGAAGCGCTGATGCTGCTGCTATGACCCTAAACCAACGAATTTATGACGCCGATCAGGCGAAATTGGTCCTGGAGAACGAGGCGTTTCAACGAGCCTTCGAGGACATCAAACAGGAGTTGACGGAGCAATGGAAGACATCCCCCGCAAGAGACCAGGACGGCCGTGAGCGACTTTGGGTGATGCTCAAGCTGCTGGAGAAGGTGCAGATCACGCTTCAGGCGTCGCTTGACTCCGGGAAGCTTGCGGCTAAGGAACTGGAACACCAGCAATCGATGCTGGATCGGGCCAAGTCGTGGATCAGGTGACGTGTTTCCAGAACTGACCTGAGACGATGCGGTGAACGGTTCTCTTCGTGATCCCGAACTCTTCGGCGAGCAGTGCGACGTTGTTTCTCGGGATATAGCGATCTCGTATTTGGCGAACTGCGTCCTCCGACAGCGTTGCGCCAGATAGGGAAATTCGGCCGTTAGCTACGGCGTGGATGGTGTTCTCCAGCCTTGAGCAGTACTCAAGGTTCAGATAGTTGTTGTCGGTCTTGATGGTGTTCTTGTGGTTCACCGTGGCGTTCTTAGGCATCGGGCCAATGAAGGCTTCGGCCACCAGCTTGTGAATGTTGTGCATTGAGACGATGCCGCCCCTACTGAGTTTTGTGCGGCAATACCCACGGCGATCAAAGTAATGCTTGATCGGTCGCGTCTCTCGCCGATAGGGGCCGGCAAGTCTTCGGACCAAACCATTCGAAGAAACTTCATAGAGACCTTCAAAACCAAGGACGGGCTTCCAAATGTCAGACATAGAACCTCCAAAGAGACGCGGGCGGAGACCAAAGTTTAACGCAGAAGAGACTCCAGTGGAGACTCTTTCACCTGAGTCAGTATTGAATTGGAGTGCGGTAGTTCGCCTGATCTTCGAGAAGCACGGTCGGGATCACCAAGTGGCGACCGTTTGGCACCCTGAAGCGCAGGGCGAGACCCTGGAAACCAAGCTCGGCAACGTCCGAGTGATGCAAGGCCCGGCTCAGTACCAACTGACCACGGGCGAAAAGATCGAGATTTAACCGTCCGCTCACCCGGGTTTTCAATTGGTGAGCAGCCCAGCGCAGTGATGCGTCGGCAAAGGAGAGCATGTGGACACGTCTACGACACCCACGGAGTTGAGCACAGACCAGGCAGCAGTAGCTTTTACGGAAGCGCTTACGCCTGAACCCATCGAGAAAGAGGAAAGCCCTCTGACTCAATCCGAGGCCGAACAAGCCGCGGAAACCCCTGCTGAGAACAACGCAGTAGAGGAGGGCGACGACGCCCAACCTGAGCCCGAAGGAGATGAGACTGTCACCGTCCTAGTTGACGGCAAGCCGGTCGAGTTGACGAAAGCTCAGATCGCCGAGGCCCACAAGAGTGGACTGCGGCAAGCGGACTACACGCAGAAGACGCAGGAGCTCGCCGAGAAGCGCAAAGCCGCTGAGACGGAGACCGCGAAGGCTCGTGAAGAACGCCAACAGTACGCGCAGAACCTTTCGAGGAACCAAGCGCTGCTGGAGGCATCGCTGCAAGAGCAGCAAAAGACAGACTGGCATGCGTTGCGTGAGTCGGACCCTGTTGAGTTTCTGAAGCAATGGCACCTCTTCACGGAGAGACAAGCCGCGTTGCAGCAGACGCATCAGCAGCAGGAAGCACTCCAAGCGCAAGCCCGAGCCGAGCAAGAGCAGAGCTTCAAGGCCCACATTGCCGATCAGCGGGATCAACTTCTCGCCAAGATCCCGGAATGGAAGGACGAAGCGAAGCAGAAAGCCGGCGTGGCTGAGATCAAGAGCTACCTGCAAAAACAGGGGCTGAACGAAGCCGAAATCAACGGAGTGACAGACCATCGCGCGATCGTCATGACTCGTAAGGCCATGCTTTACGACCAGATGATTGCCAAGGCATCAGTTGCCGCCAAGAAGGTAGCCGCAGCCCCTCAGAGGGTGGAGCGGTCTGCTGGTGGCGAGTCGAATGCCTTGGATAAGCGCACTGCAGCCTTTCAGCGTCTTCAGAAGACTGGACGCCCCGAGGACGCAGCGGGTCTATTCGCTCAATTCCTTTGACCCCTAACGCCGAGAGGCGCCGGAGTTTGAAATGACTGCACCTACCAATACGTTCCTCACCACTGCCGCCATCGGCAACCGTGAGGATTTGAGCGACATCATCTATCGGATCACCCCGACCGAGACGCCGCTGCTCAACATGGCTGCCAAGGCCAAGGCGACCAACACCCTGCACGAGTGGCAGACCCAAGACCTCGCGGCGGCTGCGGCCAACGCCCAGGTTGAAGGCGATGACGCTACTGCTGTGGCTGCGACCCCGACCGTCCGCCTGAGCAACCGCACCCAGATCTCCGCCAAGACGGCGAGCGTTTCCGGTTCGCAGCAAGCGTCCGACACCGCTGGCCGCAAGAACGAGATGGCCTATCAGATGAGCCTGAAGGCGCTCGAACTGAAGCGTGACATGGAGTTCGGCCTGACGCAGAACAACGTCACCGCCACCGCTCCGCGTCAATCGCGCGGTCTGCTGGGCTGGGTGGTGGACAACACCTCCAAGGCTTCGGACACGACCCTGGCGAGCTACACCGGCAACACCGCCCAGACGGACGGCACGACCCGCGCATTCACGGAAGCTCAGCTGAAGTCGGTTCTGCAGCTCCAGTGGACCGCTGGCGGCAAGCCCGACACCATCATGCTCGGTGGTGCTGCCAAGCAAACCTTCTCGACCTTCACCGGCAATGCAACGCGGATGGACAAGTCGGAAGACGGCAAGCTGTTCGCTTCGATCGAGGTGTATGCCTCGGACTTCGGCGACATCAAGGCCGTGCCGAACCGCTTCCAGCGCACCCGCGACGTGTTCATCCTGCAATCGGACATGCTGGCTGTTGCCTACTTCCGCCCGTTCTCGACGGTGGATCTGGCGAAGACCGGCGACGCCGATCGCAAGCAGGTGATCGTCGAGTACTGCCTGGAGATGCGCAATCCGAAGGCCCATGGCGCCGTCTACGATATTGCGTGATTGAGTTAGGCCCTTCGGGGCCTTTCTCTCCATCTGGAGAAACACATGGGCAAGCAAATCACTCAAACCGCTACCGGTGGCCTGGCGATCGTCGATGACGCCGCTTCGTCTGTCGGCTGCGCTGTCATGGCGCTCACTTGGAACGTCGCTCGCGGCGCTACCAACACCGTCACGGTGGGGGCAATCCCTGCCAACGCGCGAATCCTCGGGATCTTTGTGCAGAACACGGTCGTTCACAACG